ACGACGCTGACCGCGATGCGTTCATTCCGCCTAAGCCTTTCGATTCTTGGGTTCTGGATGAGGACACTTGCCTATGGGTTGCGCCAATCCCGTACCCCGAGGATGGCGCTAGTTATTCTTGGGATGAGGATGCGGGAGATTGGGTCGAGGTAATCGATGGCTAAGCTTTGTTACCCTTGGCCACCCGGCGAGAGTATCCGTAGCGAGTGGGGAATGCGTAAGCATCCCATCACCGGGAAGACCAAGCTTCACCGAGGCGTCGACGTTGGCTATAATGGCCAAATTTACGCGCCCGCCGATGGTGTCGTAGTGCATAAAGGCGCAAGCCTCAACAAGCGCACCGGTGGCGGCTACACCCTCATTTTGCGGCACGACGACCCAAAAATACATACAGCGTATTACCATTTGCGTGAGCCCTCTAAGCTGCCAAAAGGTGCCAAGGTAAAACGTGGCGAGGTTATTGGGCACACCGGGTCAACCGGCGCTAGCACCGGGGTTCACCTGCATTTTGAAACCCGCCGCGGTCGCGCTTGGGGGTCTGATTTCAATCCCCGCGAAATCCTCGACAATTGCTACGCAATCTCGGTTTGGAGTGCAACACCTCAACCAAGTGCAACACCGGAAAAGAAACGGCTGGTTGAAGATGGTATTTTAGGCCGACAGACTTGGGGCGCGGTGCAAGAGTTTCTAAAATCTAAGGGTCTTTATCCGGGCCGCCTGAATGGTGTGCCGGGCAAGACTACTATTTTGGGGCTGCAAAAGTTTCTCAACGGCGAAATCTCATGACGGGCGAGGATACTCGAGAGGTCGGGGTAAAAGTATCTATGCGGGATATATACGCCGAGGTTCAACGCCAAGGCCGCTTGCTTGAGAAAATCGCTAATAGTTTGCCGGATAGCGAAAACAAGATTGAAGACCACGAGCAAAGAATTCGCAAGCTTGAGATGCGCATGGGTTGGGCTGTCGGCGGCTTTGGGCTCGTCGCTGCCGTCATGCCTTGGATTGTGAGCTTTATCGCATGAGGTCGCAACCGAATTGGACAATAAGACGGCGTTACATTTTTGCCGCTTTCGCTCTCGGGGTTGCAATGATTTTGTCGTCGGTTGTCGCGGTTTGGCAAGATAAGATTGGTGCCGGTGATTTGGTTACCGGTGGCGTCGCCCTCATTACGCTCATTTTGACGAGCTACATTTTTGGGGCGGCTTGGGAAGACAAAACGAAATATTCGAAAGATGAGGTAAACCCCGATGGATAAGCTGAAGAAATTTCACGAGTACGCTACCGAGCGCGCATTGAAGACTTGGGCACAAACCGCATTGGCTACTATCGGCGTGGGTGCGGCCGGCATTCTGTCGGTCGATTGGGTAAACGTCGTGAGCGTTTCCACTCTGGCCCTCATCATGTCTTTGCTCACCTCGGTGCTACAGTACGACCGACCCAAGGCGGGCGAGTAATGGCTCACCTTGACGCTGTAGAGCGGGTTGCCGATTACGAGGTACCCGTTGACCCTATGGATTTATTGCAATGCGAGAGCTGCCAATAGTGTGGTAGCATTTTCTAAACGTCTGTAACCCTTTCCCCCTTTGCAGATGAGACCCCCCGGGCTTTATTGCTCGGGGGGTCTTTTTTTATTTGAGCCCAAACTCTTTGAGCCATGCGTAAATGGTTACGCGGCTTAGGTTTGACTCTTTGGAGAGCTCGGTGATGCTTTTACCGTCTCGGTAGTATTCGACGACTCGCTCTCGCATGAGTTTGGTTGCGCGTCGGTCTTGTTGACCGATGTAGTGTCGCCGGTCGGCGAGCTGCTGTAGGTTTAGGTCTTCAATTGCGTAAGTGTCATACATGAGCTCTATCGTACACCATTTTACGTAAAACTCTTTACGCGCAAATGGTTGACTTTGTCGGCCGTCGATGTAATAGTGAAGAGTGTCTAATCAGAGAGGGGAAAGAATGAAAATCACCGAGATGCAAAACAAGGATAAGAGCCGCGAGTACGTCATTGATGGGGTGCAGCGGGAAACCGTCGAGGGCTTTTGGCAATACTTGGTAGATAACAAGGTCGTCGAAGGCTTCCAAGTGAAGGGGGAAGATAATGCCTAGATACGTCGTAGAGCGAGTCTTTGAGGTTTTCTCACTCGTAGAGCTTGACGCCGATGATGAGGAGCACGCAAAGGCCGAGGCTGAGCGTTTCCGATTTGACGCGACTAACGCCTACACGACTAAAATGTTGTCGGCCAATGTTGGTTGGCAAGTAAAAGAGAAAGAGGGGAAATAATGGGTTACTACAAAAATATGATTGTGGAAGAGCAAGAGCGGGTTGACCGCATCTCGGCTTGGTATCGAGTATTTGGTAGCAAGCTGTCAAAAGACGAAATGAATTTGCTTTTAGCGGATGAGTCAAGGCTTTGGCACACCATCTCTCAATGGGAAAAATCGCTCGAAAGAAAACCCGCGGCCAATCATGTCGCGTTATATGTAACCCGTAAAGAGATGCGAGCTCAAGAAAAGGCAGCGCAAAACATTGTTATGACGAGGGGCGACCATATGGTGCTCTTTGCCGGGGTCATATTATTCGGCATCTTGTCTATTTCGTTGTTGCTCTATTTGGCGAGGTTGGTGTAATGGCTTACATTCTGGTAATCGTTGGCGGGGCAATGACTTTGACCCCGGGAATTCTCGACCCGGTCAATGTGCCGGTGAATGGGCTTACTTTGCTCGGGGTCATGGTGATGGCCGCCGGTGTAATCGTGGCCCTACGAGAGTCGGCCAAATGAATAGAGCCCGCAAAGCCGAGGCTCTATACCTTGACCTCATTGCCGCCGTTGACGAATTAGGCGGTGTGCCATGCTCAATCTTCCCCGATGCTTATTTTCCGGAAGATTTGGGCCCCGGTGAGTTGCAAGGGCGAAAGATGGCGCGGGAACTCTGTCAGGGGTGCCCGTTACGGTTGCAATGTCTCGAGTACGCTTTAGAGGCTCGAGAGCAATTTGGAATATGGGGGGGTTTGACGACACGAGAGCGGCAAATCCTAAACGCAAAGAGACGAGCCGGCGAGGCTCACAATGGAAAGGGTGGAAATGATAGCAATAAATGATGGCCGAGAGATAAGGCTTCAGATAGGGCGGGATTGGCAAATCGAAGAGGGCTATTTAGTCTTGTCTTTGGTTGAGGCTAGGCAATTGCGCGGAATGCTCGACTTTGACAAGCGAGAGATTTTCGAGAGCGAGCCCGAGGATGGATAAAAACAAGTACGAGTTTATTGTTACCCAAGATGATACCGAGGGTCTTTGGGCTATCGAGTTTAGGGTCGGCGGCCATCGTGAGGATTTCGCGCGAGCTTCATGCGCGAGCGACTTGGGTTACTTTATGGCCAAACAACTAGAAATATTTACAGCTCTTGAATATTGACCAATACATAGCCGCTAAATATTTAGACCCGGGCCGTTGGCTTGCGGCAAGAAAAACGGGGATAACAGCGACGACTATCGCCAAGGCGATGACGCCCGCCGGTTATCGTGAAGTGCTCGAGTCATGGGATGACGACACACCAATCGAGAGTAACGCCTACATGGATTTTGGCACCGAGATGGAGCCATGGCTCGCTCTTTGGGCTAAGGATGAGTTTGGCATTCTGCCGAATGATTGGCTCATGCGGCACAAGTCTGACCATGTAGCTTTGGCAACACCCGACGGCATCTCGCTCGATTGGTCGGAAATCTTGGAAATCAAGACGACCGGCAAGGATTGGGGCGAGGTCTCCAAGATACCGATTGCGTACCGCCGTCAAATCCAATGGCAGCTCTACGTGACCGACGCTCGCATCTGTCACTTTGTTTGGATGCTACGAGCCGAGAGTAACGGTGTCATGGTGCCGGCTTGGTTTGAGCCCAAGCATGGGATTATCGAGCGCGATGATGGAATGATTGAGGCTATGTCGGTGCAAGCCGCTAAGCTTTGGCAAGAAATAAACGAAAGGGGAAAGAATGGCACGCTTTGATTTGCAGAAATATGCCACCGTTGCCGAGAGATTGCAGATGCTCGAGAAAGAGTATCCCGATTACCGGCTCGAGACGATTGACTACTCGACGCCCGAGGATAGGGCCAAAGGTATTTGGCGGGTCAAGACCAATCTTTACTTGAGCCGGGAAGACCAAATAGAGGGTTTGCCGAAATCGACCGGCCACGCTTTTGAAATCGACGCAGCGCATGGGCCGCAAGCCACTAGCGGGCTCGAGGTGTGCGAAACGTCAAGCGTCGGCCGAGCGCTCGCGTTGGCATCTCCTAAATGGTCGGGCAACAAAGATGACGCAGCTCGGTCGCTTGCGTCGCGTGAAGAAATGGAAAAGGTGCAAAGGGGCAAGCCAAAGCTTGAGCTTGTCGAGGCACCGCAAGAATTCTTTGACCGCGTGGCAAAAGCGAAAACCGAAACGGCTTTGCGTAAACTCTGGGATGAGGCCGTCGCCGGCGGCTTTAGCACATTCGTAATGGATGCGGTAAGAGACCGAAAGGTGGAAATAACAAGTGACTAGACAAAAGCTAAACGAAAATGATATTTCGACGCTAATCGTTGCCGATGATTATGTAGGGCGGCTTTCGCTTACCCGCGAGACCGGTGTACCTTTTGCTAATTCGGTTTGGCGTGGGATGTGGGAAGATTACGCGCTCACGCTAAGCAATTATTTGGCAGCGTACAAGCCGACGAAGAAACCTAAAAAGGGCAAGGGCAAATAGCTAGTGCATAGCGACCTAACACCGGCCGCGATTATTGCTACGCTCTCACAGATTGGTCGGGAGATTGACGAGGCGACGGCTGAGCTCGAGCGGGCCGATAAAGAGGCCGTTATCGCCAAAGCTGACTATCGTCTTGCGCGAGCGAAAGCGCTCATTTCTGCCGAGGGCTCTGTCGCTATCAAAGAGGCAACGGCTGAGATTGAATGTTATACGGTCTACTTGGCCGCCGAGGTCGCTGAGCAACAACAACGCGCGGTTGTCTCGAAGATTAGGGCGCTACGTGACCGTTTGGAAATTGGTCGCTCTTTGGGCCCGTTGGTACGTCTCGAATGGGGGCAAGCATGATTAGCAAGCATTTGGTTTGGGGTCGCCTAAACACTTTTATTGGTTTCTCGAGCCGTTGGGGTATTGAGCTAACCTACGAATATATAGAGCCGTCGCTCACTTTTCACATCTTCAATGTCTATATTGCGTTTGAATGGTGGCCGCGTGAATGGCGCGACTAGCCGACGCAAAGGCAACTCGGCCGAGGTTGAAGTCTGTCATGCGCTCGAGCGGGCCGGTTGGCACGCGGTAACCTCAAGGGCAGCGCGCGGCGGTTACCAATCCGGCGAGGACATTATCACCAATCTGCCGGTCTCGATTGAGGTCAAAAACCAAGCGAAAATAGAGTTGTCGACTTGGTGGAAACAAGCGCAAGAGCAAGCGGGCGAGAAACCCCCGATTGTTATACATAAACGGCGAGGCCACGCGAAGGCCGAGAATTGGTGGGTAACCCTTGACCTTGAGACGTTTCTTCAAATTGTTGGGCCGTCGGATGAGCGAAAATAGGGAAGAAGGTTACTTGCAGATGATGGAAGAGCTCTCGCGTATCGTGGCTCTTTACTCGGGGATGAGGCAACAATTTATTGATGCGGGTTGGCATCCGGCTCATGCTGAGATTGCAACTATTGAGATGATGAGAAAAGTCGGATGAGTGTAGGCAAACAATCCCGTAAACAGCTCTCTAAGGCTCGTGAGCGAGTTTTGGAGCGCGACGGGTACCAATGTGTCACCGGTGGCGCGTACGGCCCTGTAGGGGCTTGTGACGGCAATTTGACGATGCAACACCGGGTTGGGCGGGGAATGGGTGGCAGCGCCCTCTACGATACGATGCCGGCGTTTCTGGTAGCGATGTGTTGGGCTCACAATATGGCCGAGACGCAAGACGCTGACATACACGACAAATTTATGCTTTTCGGTTGGTCGGTGCCGCGTTGGGTTATACGCGCATGGTCGATTGAAACGGTGCCGGTAGCTTATGCCGACGGTTGGCATTTACTGGTAGAGGATAGACGGCAGCCAATTACGGAAGAGGCAGCCTTGACGATTATGGGGGAGATTTATGGCGAGGAATGGCTACGCGCCCGACTTTGATTTAGATTATCGCCGGGGAATGGTTGGCGAGACTCTTGTCGGCACTTTTCTTGAGGCGGTTGGCGGGTCAACGCTCGAAGTAAAAACCGATTACCGGGCGCACGAAACCGGCAACCTTTACATTGAGACCAATCAAAAACTTGACAATGGCCAATGGGTCAAGTCGGGGATTAGCATTAGCAAGGCAACCTTTTATTGTTTTGCCGGGCCAACCGGTCAAGGATTTTTGACAATCCCGACCGCGCAGCTCAAAAAGATAATGAAGGAAACCGGCAAATTTGTGCATATGGATAGGTCGAGTGTATCGTCTCGAGATACTATCGGTTTCCTAATCCGGGTAGAGGATGTAATCAATGTCATATTTCAGAGAGGGGCAAATTGAGCGACTACGTCGACAGCGATGTCAAATTTTCTATTATTCCCGAGTGGATATTAGTCTCACCATTGAGCCATAAGGCGGTAAGAGTTTATGCGGTCTTAGCTCGCTACGCTGACTCTAAAACGCTTCAAGCGTGGCCGTCGAGGGCGACGATTGCCAGCCAATCCGCTTGCAGCATCCGCACCGTCGACGCGGCCATCGATGAGCTCGTCAATTATGGGGCTGTCGAGAAAGAGCGGCGGGTCGAAAATAACCATTACACGAGCTCGATGTATGTTATTCGAAGAGCCCCGAGGGGTAGTGCAAAAATTGCACTAGGTAGTGCAAAAAACGACACTAGGGTAGTGCAAAAAACAGCACATAGAACTATAACCAATGAACTAGAACCAACTAACTATATAAACGCTGATATAAAAGCATTTGATACCTTTTGGGAGTCTTACCCAAAAAAGGCAGACAAAAGGGCAGCGCAAAAAGCTTTCTTCAAAGCGGTAAAGCGCGCCGAGGCCGAAACGATTATTAACGGGGCCCAGCGTTACGCGAATGACCCTAACCGCAAACCCGAGTTTACGAAATACCCGGCTACTTGGTTGAATGCCGACGCTTGGGCTAATGAGCCAATGGCAGCGGCGACGCCGGTCAACGAATGGGGCAAACCGTTGCGGCCGCCGGCCGAGGTGCCGGATGCGAGGGCTTGGGTCAAGTCGATGCACCAATTAGGGGAGCATTGGGAATGCCGAAAAGGTGAGTTTGGATGCAAGTAGAGACCGAGAACCCGATACCGATTTGCAAAGCGCACAAGCTCGAGATTATGAAGTGCGATGCGTGTAGCAGAATTTTGACCGCGAAATCGCAAACCCTCGGTTATCACCAATTGCATAGTTGGGCCGAGATAAACCTTTACGAGAGTGAGCCGTTTTGATGAGCAAGTATTGGCAAGCTGAGATGCTTGGTATTGACATGGCCAAGCTTCAGGCTGAGCGGGAAATCAAGCCGGGCCCGATTGTGAAAATGTCTGGCTCTTGGGCGGTACTTTTTGAGCGGCTCGATTATGAGCGGCGAATGGCGCTTGCGGCCGCAGCTCGACGGGCAAAGCTAAACCCCCCGACCTAAGCCGAGGGGTTAGCGGTTACTTGTTAGATGTAGTAACCGCACTCGTGATTGTAGCAACGGCTCGAAAAGTTGCCCTCTTCTTTTGCCCATTCGACGCTCACGTCATCGTCTAACTTGAAGGCCACTTTTTTGGCCTTGGGCAGCTTGGGCACCGGGATGCTACTCGCGGCTTCTTCTATGGTTTGACCGGCCTCAATGGCGGCGTCGACCATGGGGTGCCAAGCATCCCAATCGTTATTGTCATCGTAAAACGACCAAATAGCCCATTGGCCGGTTTCGATGTGAGGGGCCAGCTTGTAAACCCCGCCTTTGTTAGTTTTGTAAACCCGGAAAGCTCGACCAATTTCGGCTTGGTCGCACTCGTCGGGCGCGTATTGCTTGCTCATCATTTCCCCTCTTTCTTGTTTTCGCAGCTCTCGCATACGATGTGCTCTTGACCGATGTGCTCGTGAAAGACGTTATCCACGATGTCCAACTTGGTCAAGATTTTGCTCAAGGCTCGAGTCTCGGCTACCCATTCGTCTTGATAATCCTCATCGGACATCATGCCGGCCGCGTACTCTTCCTCGTAATATTCGCCGTAGCTATTACTCCAATCGCGAATGACCCGAAACAAAATATCTCTCTCGGCCTCGGTTACTGAAACGGTCTTGCTCATTGTCCCCATCCCTCCTTTTCCAATTTTTTCTGAATGTTGGCCAACGCTTTGTAGCGACGTTGCGCATCTTTGTCGCCATTGTTATAGACGATTTCGTACTCGCTCTCTTGACCGACGTACAGCCACTTGAACAAAGCTCGCACCTCGGTCTCGGTCAACTTGACGGTCGTGTAGTCGGTCATTTTTTCTTTCCTTTCCCTTACGTAAACTACTTTACACCATGGCAAGCGCAAGAGCAAACTATTTCGACCGTTTCGAAAACAAATTTTTGACGACATTCGGGATGGTGCCCGGTCTGACACCATCCAAAGCGATGCGCCTTACCAATCTGCATCGTTGCTCACAAAAACAAAATCGGCACCCCAAGCAACTCGACGGCCGTCGTACTCGCCGTACTTGTAGCTCTTCAAGTCGACCATGCCGTCAAAGCTTGCGCCCTCGAATTGGTCGGTTACTCGCTCAACTACAGACCGAGGCATACCCGGCTTGTTATAGCTGACTCGAATGCTCGAGCCGCCCGAGTAGCTGTCAGACCGCACGCTAAATTTCACCTTGGGAAACGCAGCTTTCAAAGCTTTGCGTATCTCTTTGGCGGTCTCGACGGTCGTATACATGACGGTTGGAACCCCGCCCATTGTTGTCTCGTACATTTTTCCCCTTCCCTTACGCGGCCAATGCGTAGGCAGCTTGGCCGACAACTTGCAACTCTTTGGGCGTGTAACCGCAAACAATCTCACCGTAGCCATACGGGTAAGCTTTTTGCCGCTTCAGTTTGACATTGACGGGCAATTGACCGTCGTCAATTCTTTGCAACCAGTAACCGCCCTCGCGGGCATAACCGATTACGACATATTGGTCGCCGACCGCCAAGCCATGAACTTTGTCATGGGCGGGCGTTACGACGGCCCCGATTTTGACTCTCATTTTTTTCCTTTCCCTTACGTAAACTACTTTACACTACGGGGGGCAGAAAAACAACACCAAGACACGCCGGAATAAATCAAAGGTCGAAGGTTGCGGCCGGCCGGCTAGACTCTACGAGACCAAGCCCAAACTAAAGCGAAAGAGGTACAAGGTGGCTAAAGTCGTATTGCAAAACGTACACGTAGGTCGAGTCTTTGACGTACGAGGCAGCACATCCGGCGCGAGCGTCGAAGAGCGATACCAAGACCGAAACGGAAACGACCGCGTTACGCGATACGCCCTATTTTTTGACGAGGGCCATGGCCTCAACGTCGGCGACGTAATCAATGTCGAGGGTTTGCTCTCTGCAAGCGTCGACAACTACGTCAAGCAAGACGGCACACCCGGCCAATCGGTTTCGCTCAAGGTGAACAAGCCAACGGTTACGACCCGCGGCGCAGCCAACAACGGCGTCGCACATCTTGAAGAAATGGCCAACGAAATCTTTGCCCCCGATGGTGCCCCTTTCTAAAGAGCTCTTAGATGAGCTTTTGGGTCTCGTCGACCGCCTCACAATGCAACACCGGTCAACGGTGAGCGTCGAAACGGAAGACGGCGGCGAGGCCAAGGTCACAATCAAACACGAGCCGCTACTCGACCAACTACGCGCAGCAATATGGTCAGAGAAAAGAAACCGACCGGGAGCCGGCGGCATCCCATCCGAGCGCAACGTCATCGATAGCGACGCCCTCGAACAATACGAGAAAATCTCGCGCCAAATCACAAGGCTCTATAGAGAGACAACAAGCGCAGCGCCGTTTGCATCACCAACCCAAAATTTGCGCTCTTGGTTTGTGGCTTTCAAAATGCAAGTAGAGCTACAAAAAGTCTCAGGCGAAATAGTGCATGAAAAATTGCGCAAAGTTGGCAGCATGGTGGCAGCCATCGAGACCAAGCTCAACCCGCCAACCATTCTAGAGATTACAGCCCCATGCCCACGATGCGGGGTAACGTACGGGAACGACAAAGACGGCGTTTACCGTCGAGCCGTCGTCATCGAGTCAAGGGTCGCCGAATACAAGTCACTCGACAACAGCCGGGCCCGATGTGTCGCTTGCGGCGCTGTATGGGTACATGGCCGAGGCATGAGGCAATTGCGTTGGGAAATCGACCAAGTCGAAGAAACCCGACACGCCGACGCCAATCCATTCGAACAAATTATCGAACAAGATGCTAGACTGGGTAGTGCAATAGGTGAAGTGCGCCCAAAATCGGAAGGGCCCTCATGAAACTATTAGCTCTCGACATCGAGACAAGCGGCGCGGTAGTGCGCACTTTCTCGCTCTTCAAACCTTTTATTTCGCACGACGCGATACTCGAAGAGCCGCGAATTATGTGTTGGTCGGCCCAATGGTACGGCCACAAAAAGACAATGTTTATGTCTGAGCATCACGACGGCCGCAAACCCATGCTTGACAAGTTGCATGAGCTCTTGACCGACGCCGATGCAATCATCACGTATAACGGCCAAGGTTTCGATATACCTTGGATTGAAGGCGAGTTTATCGTAGAGGATATGCCACCGACGCCGCCCGTTACTCATGTCGACCTTTACCGGCTAATCAAAAGCCGCACCCGTTTTATTTCCGGCAAGCTCGATTACGTTGTCAAGAGATTGCTCGACGACCGGAAGATACCGCACGCCGGCATCGCTCTTTGGAATGGTTGCGCCCGCGGTGAAAAAGACGCATGGGCGACTATGAAGAAATACAGTATTCACGACACCGCTTTGCTCATTCCCGCTTACGACCGGCTCAAGCCTTGGATAAAGTCACACCCCAACCGAGCCCTCATCGATGAGCGGCCTAACACTTGCGTAGTTTGCGGCTCTGACCATCTCACGATACGAGGCCGCTACTACACCGCCAAAAAGTCTTACCCGCGTTACCGTTGTCACGATTGCGGGAAATGGCAGCCGACAACATACGGCAAAGCCATAACTTAGGGTTACCTTACTAGATTGGCACGAGGTCTCACTCAACATTTACGACCCAACGGGCCGAGGCTCTAAGCCAATGAAATCAGACCGCGCCAACTAATCGAGGTAAACCTATGTCGGCAGAAACCTACGCCAACCTACACGACGCCATTGTGGCTCATGTAATGGATGAGATAGAGATGCCGGCCGACATTGTGAGAGATTGGGTAGTTGTCGCATCTACCCAAGACATCGACGACGATGGTAGTATTGCAGAAATTACTTTGCACAAGTCACCCTCGACCGCGCTTTATACGGTTACCGGGTTACTTGAATGGGGTAAGCAAATCTATGGAGAGTTGGAATGATGAGCGCATGGGAGTTTATCGGATGGCTGATTGCTGTGCCCTTGGCAATGATGAGCTCGGTCTTTGTGATTGCGGTGAGCGTTGCCATTGTACGGGCTATTGCTCGACGGGCATCCCGCTAGAGGATTGCGAATAAATGGCGACCTTTGACCCGCCCGCCGGTGTGCAAGAGGCAGCTAAACGCGCATTGATTTGGTTAGCTGAAGGCAAAGCCGGCTCGGGCTTCACCGATACCGGTCGAGCTAGAGCGGTGCAACTCGCAAACGGTCGACCCGTATCCGAGGAAACCATCACAAGAATGCGCTCATACTTTGCCCGCCACGAGGTAGACAAGAGAGCTCAAGGTTTCACCCGAGGGGAAGACGGATACCCGAGCGCCGGCCGCGTCGCTTGGGATGCTTGGGGCGGTGACCCCGGCCAGACTTGGGCCAACTCTGTCAGACTAGCCGGCGAATAACACCCCCCCTATGTCGCACAATTGGGATAGCAGCCGCAGACCAAAAGACCCCCCCGGGTGGCATCACACCCGAGCCATAGTCATCCAACGCGCCGGCGGTAAATGCCAGCACGAAAGCGGATGCCAGCACGAGGGCAAAGACGTAGACCATATCGTCAACCTAGCAAGCGGTGGAAGTCACGAGCTAAACAATCTCAGACTCTTATGCCCCTGGCACCATAAGCGGAAGACAGCGGAAGAGGCAGCGAAGGCAAGGGCCCGTATGCCCTCCCCCCGCGAGGTAAGACCAACGAAACCCCACCCCGGTCTCATCTAGGTAGGGGGCCGACCCCCTCCCCCCCCGGGGGCCAGGG